AATGGCAGCAAATAGAGTACACGATCAAAAGATTGCGAATACAGATGAGACGTGGTCAGAACCACCACCAGCATACGCTGCCAAATATCCATTTAATAAAATAATTAAAACGAGTAGACATAGTATTGAGATTGATGATTCTCCTGGTGCAGAAAGAATTATGATTCATCACAATGCAGGTTCTTATATTCAAATAGATGCAAAAGGATCTGTTACTGAAAGAGCTGAAGGAGATCGTTACGAAGTTAATATTGGAACAAAACATGAATCGTCAGGTCATAGTGTTGTTACAATTAATGGTAACGCTCATGTTTATGTAAAAGGCGATAAGACCGAAGAAATAGAAGGTGACTATCGAATGCTTGTTCATGGCAACGCCGAGTTTGGTGTTGGTGGACAAATGAATCTCAACGGTGGTGAACAAGTTCAGTTAAGAGGTGGAGATGTTAAGTTAGAAGCCAATGCAGGTATTATGACTGTATTTGGTAAAAAGGAAATACAGTTTGAGTCCGTTAACCAATTAAACTTTGTCGCTAAGAATATTAAAAATACTGCACTAAACACTTATGATGTATTCTCAACTAAGGCTATAAAGCTATCTACTCCTGGAGACATACATCTATTTGGATCAAATATAATCAATACTGCTTCTGGGTTAATCCCACCATCACTGCTTACAGGGACTTCTGTTCCTACACCAGGATGGAGTTTAACAACACCATTAATGAATATTGCTTCAGTATCAACTTCTCATACAGGAGTATTTAATACAACTGCTATTAACTCTGGTATCATTACTTCAAGCAGTGTTATTAATTCACCTGCGGTTGTCGCAACAACTGTAGCAGCAACGTCCGGTGACTTTACTACTTTAGGTGCGCCACTTATGACGGCAACAGGAGCTGCATATAACGGAGCTTATCGTCCACCAGTTGTAAGTGTTTCTATACCAAGTGTACCTGCGTTATTACCTCCTGCACAATCTGCACCTGTCGTTGCACCGCTACCTGGGATTACTTCAGGTTGGGCGTATCCTACTGGTAATAGTCCAGAATTCCTTGCCAAAGTATTAAATCCTGCATCGGCATTCCTTTCTATTATTGCTGACTTTGTTCCAATTGATCTTGGAGCATGGGGTATGACATTATCTAAAATGCCTGAACCTCCATCGAAGTCAACTTCTATTGTACCTAAAGGTTATTTCGCAACGGGTCACGCATCAGGCGTTCTTGCACCTCTTGATGATTCAGCAACTAACTCTGATATAGGAGGCGTGTAAAATGGCAGGCGAATGCATAGATCCTAATGATCAAGTTACATTAAATAAGTTATCGTTAAATCCTGTAAACGTTACAGATCTAAAAGGAAGATATACTCTTTCTCAAATTGATGCAGTAGCTCAACAAGTTGCAGATAGTATTGCTAATGATGCAGAATCAAACCCATTATCAAAGGCAACAAGATTATATGGAGATGATTTAGGTTTATCAAATAATTACTTAAATGGATTGCTTCGTCAAAGAATAGGTGATCTTGGTGGTTATCCTGACCTTGAAGGAAGATGGGAACGAGGAAATATTTCTCAACTTGAAACTGCCGACTTTATTCAGAGATATAATTATACTCCTCAAGGTCTAATGAATGAAAATGATTATTTGAGATTAGCAAGGAATTTAGATTCTTATTATAAAAACGATTTCAGTACAAGTTTATTAGGTGGATTCTGCGATAGGTTCGATTCTATCTTTTCTTCTATTGATGCATTCTTTGATTTAATTGGAGTTGTAGATGGTCTAATTGCAGATGCATTAGCAATTGCCGATAAGATCAGTAGAGGGTATGATGGAATTAAAGATCTTACTGTTGAAGAAGTCATTGAAAAACTAATTAAAGAAATTAAGGAAAAAGTAAAAGCCGTTGTTGAGCAAGTGTTTAAAGAAGTAGAAGATATGGTTGGTAATTTCGATCCTGCTGCCATTACAGAAGGCTTTGAAACATTTGTAGATGCTAAAGTTGTAAAAGGTATTATGACAGTACGAGAACAAACATGCGCGTTCTTTACTCCAGAAAATAAGAAAGGTATTACAGATAAACTGGAAGGACTGATTGATTACGCAAGAAGTCTATTTGAGAGTCCTGGTATCGAAGAAATACAATTCCTAATTGCTCGTGTTTGTGCACTTGCAGCGAATGTAGAGGCTTTAATAAGGGACATTAACAAACCATTGAACGATTATACCAACCGATATACAACTATCGTAAACAGGCTTAAAACTATTTCAAGGATTAACGAATCGACAGCAATCAAGTCAGGAGCGATACGGTATTCTCCAACAACTAGGAAAGAGGTAATAAATAGATTAGAAGGTAGATGGACTTTGGCTGGTGGAGACGCAATCACTAACACTGGTGAGCCACCAAAAAACATCGCCCCTATTACTGCTGCGGATTATAGAGATCTGCCAAGGTGTGGTATCGTATTCGCAGGCAATGACTCGGATATAGGTGTAGGTCCAAGTGGAAGTATAAACCACTTTGATGCAGAGGAAGGCGTTGGAATATATGGATATACAAGAGTAGATCTTGATGTTAAAGTATATCTTAAAAGATTACAGTTATTAACAGGCAGTAAACTTATCATAACAAACGGTTGGGTAAGTAAAGCTTATAATACAGAACAGAAATGGGCAGAAGACAATTCCCATTTAAGTGGAATGGTAGTTGATATTAAAAAGGATATGGCTGACGTTCCAAAGTTTTTAGAAGACGCGTTTACTACAGGATTTAAATACGTTAAAGAATATGATGATTTCATTCATTTAGATTTAAGAGAAATATTATAAATGTCAATAGCAGAGTACTTATCGCCTAAAAAGAAAAAGGTAAATCTTTATACGGACTTCCATAAGGATCTTCGTATTAGTCCTGTGTCAAAAGACATTGCATTACAAAAAGATGAGACGGCAGTTAAAGACGCAATTAAAAATCTTATATTAACCGATCGTGGTGAACGACCAATGCAACCATACTTAGGTGGCAATATTCGTGATATGCTTTTTGAGAATCTAACACCAGGAACGCTTAAACTAATTAAAGACAGAGTAACATCTACAATTACGACTTACGAACCAAGAGCAAGTTTAATTGACGTATATGTTTCGGGAGATCTCGATGCAGGAACCGTTAATGTTAAAATTACTTTTTATGTTCGTAACGAGCAACAACCAATTTCATTAGATGTTATATTAAAAAGGAATAGATAGAGATGGCAAATCCAAAAACACCAATTACTGAATTAGATTTCGAAAGAATCAAAGATCAGTTTAAGGTATATCTTCAAACGCAAACACAATTCAAGGATTATAACTTTGAAGGTTCTAACCTGTCTGCTTTACTCGATGTACTTGCTTTTAATAGTTACAATAATAACTTCTATACGAACATGGCGCTCAACGAAATGTTTCTTGACTCTGCCGTCCTTAAGAACTCAATCGTTTCACATGCAAAAGAATTAAACTATATTCCTCGTTCACGTAAATCTGCTAAGGCAATTGTTAATTTAAGAATTGAAGATACAGTCACGCCAGATTCAACGATCTCAATTCCTCGGTACTTTAGTTTATCTGCTAACTATCAAGGAGAAAGTTATAATTTTGTAACAGATCAATCATACACGGCAAGAAGAACATCTCCTGGTGTATTTGAAGTACAAAATGTAGAAATGTTTGAAGGAGAAATGTTAACAAGTTTCCAAAGAGAAGGATTTATTGTTGATGCAGATGGTGTACTTAGAGTATTCCTTACAAACAATGAAGTAGATACAGATTCAATTGTTGTATTTGTTGATGCAGAAGCAACTGACGATGCAAACGTATTTCAAAGAGCCAATACAATTTACGGTGTTAAACCTGATGACAAGGTATTCTATCTTGAACCTTATCTTGATGAAAAGTATTCTATTTACTTTGGTAAGAATCAATTTGGTTTACAACCTCAAGAGTTTGAAGATGTAAGAGTACGTTATAGAATCTGTTCAGGAGAAGAACCAAATGGAGCAGATACTTTCGGTCAAACATTTATTGGTGAAAACGGAACCGTCTCTGCTACTGTCGTATCCGCAGCTGTAGGTGGACAAGAACGCGAATCAATGGAAAGCATTCGTTACTTTGCTCCTAAGGCATTACAAGTTCAAGAACGAGCAGTAACGACAAAAGATTACGAAATATTATTACAACAAGCATTCCCTGAGATTACAGCGGTGTCTGCTTATGGTGGAGAACAGTTAGATCCACCTCAATTTGGTAGAGTTGCGATTTCAGTATTTCTAAACGACAATACAAGAATCATATCTTCAACATTATCTAATTCATATCTTGCTTATTTAAAAGAAAGAGCACCATTAGGTATTGAACCAATCTTTAAACAAACTGAATTCGTTTATGCTGATATGGAAGTAAGTGTAAATTACAGTAAAAAGAATACAGAGAAATCTGCTTCTGATTTAGAATTACTTGTAAGAAATGCAATACAAAAATATTCAGACGACAACTTAGAATCTTTTGATAAAACTTTAAGATCATCAAAACTATCAGGAATTATTGATACGTTGGATGTAGGTATATTAAGTAATGAAATTCATGCTGTTCCTATTATTGAATATTCACCACCTCTTAATTTTAACACTAACCCAACATTTAAATTTGAGTGTGGCTTAATTAGACCATACGCTTATAAAGCAGCAAACGGTTTTGCGAATTATAAACCTGCGATTAAATCATCTCCATTTGATATTGATGGTCTCTGTGTATTCTTACAAGACGATGGTAACGGAAACATTATGATAATAACAGATGACGTTACTAATCCACAAATTATTAATCCTGCTGCAGGAACAGTTGATTATATTAAAGGTGAAGTCAAATTAACAAACTTTAAAATAGAAGCGTTTACTGGTTCAGCAATTAAGATAACAGCAAAGACAATTGAAAACGACATTAAAGCTCCGCAAGGAAGAGTCTTTATATTAAGAGACACAGATATTAAAATAGTTATGGACCTGGATGAATCAGGAGGAAGAGCAACTGCAACGCAAGCCGCTGCCTCTACTTCTAATACATTAACGTCAACAGGATCTGGCTCAGCTTATTAATAAGAGAGAACAATAATGCCTCAGGGTGAAATAGAAAAAAACATATCGCTTTTTGTTAAGCGCCAATTCCCAGCAATATATAGGGAAGATGGACCTGAGCTTGTTCAATTAGTTGAGGAGTATTATAAGTGGTCTGAAACTCAAGAGAATCAGCATTTATACCAATCAAGACGTTTATTTGAAACAAAAGATATAGATTCAACATTAGAGAGTATGATTATACTCTTCAAGAAAAAGTTTCTTGCTGACCTTCCTCTCAAAGCAGATCTTATTAAATTCATTGTTAAAAATATACTTGATCTTTATCGTGCAAAAGGTACTGCTCGAGGTATTGAATTATTCTTTGCTATATTCTATCAAGAGTTTGATATTGAAATCGCGTATCCTTCTGCTAAGATGCAAAAGATTTCAGATTCAGAATGGAAGCAAGGTGTATACTTACAAATGTTTCCAAACAATAATCTATTCACGTCTAAGACAGGTGCTGAATATGAATATTATGATTTATTAGCACGTAACATTGAAGGAGCAGTAACAAAGGCAAAGGCCTCAGTACGATCAGTTAACTTCTTTGTTTTAAATGGTGTTAAAACTCCTGTCATATATCTCGATGGTATTCAAGGTACATTTAGAAAGTACGAAGATATCATTACTAATATTAATGGAGAGGTTGTTAGCTTTGGTAAAACAAACGGATCTCTATCATCGTTTGAAGTTGATAGCACTGACTCAAACGCAGCAACAAGCAGAAAGGTTGGTGAAGTATTTGAAGTAAGACAAAAGAACGCTTACGCAGGTACGGCAATTGTTACTAAAGTTTCAACTGATGTCTCAGGAGAAGTTCAATACGAATTAAAAGATGGTGGTTATGGTTATACAGTAGCCAACACAAGGTTAATTGTTTCTGACCAATCTATTATCTTAAATAACGGAGAGACAGGATACGATCAGCAATTTATTATTGGAGAATCAATATCAGATGCATTAGGTAACACAGGTACTATTGTTGGACAGAACGAAAGTGTTCTTGGTTTTAAAATGGTTTCTGGCCAAACAATGCAAGATCTTCAAATAGTAACGACTGCAACTTCAGGATTAACAATTGATTTATCAGACGTTGAAAATCAGCTTACACAACTCAATGCCACATCACCTGGTTTACAATTTGCCGACACAGGAAGTAATAGTGACGTAAAGGTTAGTAGTTTAACAGATACTTCAGTTGCTTCTGTTATTACAGATCCAATAAGTCCTTATTTACAAATAACAATGGATGCAGCGGATTATGGAGCAATTACTCCAATGTCAGGTACGGCATCTCCTGTTCTTATTTCTACTCCGTTGGATGAAGCGTTTGATATTCAAGATTTAACAATCGGAAGAATTGGTGCGTTCGAGAATCTCAACCCAGGATCAAATTATAAGAACGATGTATTTGCTCTTCCTCAAGATTCTGTAATTAAAAATCTTGATCGCAAGAATCAAAAAATATTATTCTCCGATGCAGGTGACGCAGGTAGTTTCTCAATAGGAGATAGAATACGAGGTGTTACTTCTAATGTTACTGGAGTGATTCAAGATATTGACCAATCGGCTGGATTTATTACTGTTGTACCGTTTAATTATTATGGTCTTAATTCAGACGAAGATATTTTATTAATTAACTCACCAGCTAATACCTTTGATGTTTCTCTTATTGAAGATGACTTCGAAGATTACAAAAGATTTGGTGATAACGCAATCATGCAAGCCACAACAGAATTTGCTGTAGGAAAGGTAGAAGAAGTTGCGATTGTTAATTCAGGATTTGGATATGTTGGATACGACCCAGTATTAGTTAATTATGATACCTTAGAGTTTCAACAAGGCAAAGGTCAATTAAGAGACGCGGACGGAAATACAATCGTAGAAGGATTCGTTCAAGCCGAAACACAAGGAAGTACTGCAGGCTACTGGGCAGGACAAAATTCTCACTTAAGTGGTTTCAAACAATTAAGTTCTTCAACCGTCGATGTTATAGTACCAACAAATGGATTAGCACTTGCCGCGCTTTCAATGGCATTTGGACTTGATCCTACAACTGTAGTGACTGGTCTTAGTGGTGGTGTTGAACCTTGGTTACTAAGTACAGCTTCGGATGGATTTCCAATATATGATTTAAATAAACAAGGTTTGGCATTCAGTAGTACAACTGGAACTCAGTTACAACTAATAAAGAATGGAACTGCATCAGAGGCTGTTCAAACCAGATGGACTGATATTGTTGTTCCTTCTATGAAGAGTCAATTCTGGTATCCTACGCAACAGAATATAGCATACAGTGTTAGTGATATCATAACAACATACGAACAAGAATATATTGATTCCGGAATGAGAATACAAGATAGTAATTTCTATCAAGAGTATTCATATCAAATTAAATCAACGTTACCGCTACAAGAATATGAAAAACTATTAAGAGAGAATGTTCACTTAGCAGGTTCAAAACTATTCGGTGACTTTATATTTAAAGCCTATTCAGGCGGATCTATTAAACAAAGATTCTTAAGAAAGTTCAACGACCAAGGTCAAGGTTCTCCATTCGACCAAGCAGACATCGAGAACTTAAGAGCTTCTATTACTAACTACACTGCTGATAGTACATTCGTTGCTGCCGATCATATACCTGGAGGAACAGGTGGATTGACATTAGTTGAAGGTTCAGCAGGTGATCTAACAATTACAAGGAACTGGGATCAAGGATTCCATGATTACGAAGTTACTGTTGGAATGCCAACGGTTGGTACAGGTCCTTACCCAGTTGCGATTCTATTACATGGTAATGGTGGAACTGGTGAGGCAATGGTTGAATCGTGGGCAGATGATTTACCAGGACATATACTAATTGGTATACAAGGATTCGTTAATTCTTGGAACGTTTCTATGGAAGTCAGCAATGGTCCTGACATTGACATGTTAGTAGAAATGATTGCCAAATTAAAAGTATATAATAACGTTGACGATACCAAGATTCGTATTCTAGGACAATCAAACGGTGGTGCTCTTGCGTTGAGAGCAGCAATTGAAATAAGAGATCTGAGTGTTGATGTAATTGCTTGTTTAATATCTCAAACGAATACAGATCAATATAGAAACAGCAGATTCTATTATCCTTCTGATGAGTCGCAAACTGGTGACCTATATCCTAACGATGGATACGATCAGTTTAGAAACCCAATACCGCAGAGAAGAATATTACAACTTAACGGAATACAAGACTATACTGTACCGTTCATTGGTGGTGGAAGCAACATTATTAATAACAGTCCAACATTCTTAAGTGCAAACGATTCATCGTTCAGATTTGCGCAAGCAACTAATTATACTGGGTCTCAATTAACAGGTGGTTTCGTATATGGAACAAACAGTAGGATTAGTGATTACGGTAAAGTAGTATGGTTGAGAGATCAGGCAGGTCACGAAGTAACTGCGGATATGAGAAGACTAATTAACAAATACTTCGAGAATGATTTCGACACAACATATTAACAATAAATATTTAATTAAATAAAATTTTAGGAAAGAAGAGCTATGGCCAAGCAAATAATTAATATCGGAGCATCAGCGAATGACGGGACAGGTGATCCGTTACGTAATGCTTTTGATAAAGCAAACGATAACTTTACGGAAGTATACTTAGCATTAGGTAATGCAAATAATCCAATTGACTTATTTGATAATAACGGTGCTTTGGATTTATTAGGTAAACCGCATAAAGTATCATTCCTATATTCAACAGAAGAGCAGATATTAGAAGTTAACTCAAGTACCTATCATGGTATTATTGCTCATGCTCATAACACTGGTGCAATGTATTACGCCCACGCAGGTTGGAATAAACTATTATCTGATACCTCCGCAGGACCTATCACTAATTATGTTGATCCTCTAAACACGTTTGTATATTCGGCCAATATCACAAATGCAGAAGTAGATGGTTACGTTCTTGGTACGAGCGCAAACGGTTCCTATAGTTGGGTTGAAGGTGGAAGCGGCGGTGGAGGCGGTGGCGGTGGATCATTCGCAAACAACGATGTTGATGGACATTTAAATACAAGTTCAGCTTCTGATAATGAAGTATTAAGTTGGGATGGTTCTGATTACGCTTGGGTTGCTCAACCTGCAGATCAAAACACATTTACACAACTAACTGTTGGCGGTACTACAATTGGTGCAGACAGTGCAACAACGCAGGTTACTTTCGTCGCAGGTTCTAATGTAACAATTGCTGCTGATAATACTGCTGATACAATTACGATCTCTGCAAGTGGAGGCGGCGGTGGTGGAGGCGGTACAGATCTAAACGGTTTGGCTTCTGGTAATATTGACCAAGCAGCTGATAGTATTGCATTCGTTGATTCTGATGACTCAGGCAATTCAAAGAAAGAAACCGTTGCTGATTTTGTTTCGGCAATTACAGACGGCACAACAATTACAACAAGTACAGGTGTTGCTTCAGTTGAATCTTCAATTAGATATGCCGATTCAAAAGTAGATACTCACTTAAACGTTTCAAGCGCAGGAACAAACGAATTCTTACAATGGAATGGTTCGGATTATACTTGGGCAGCTGCAAGTGGCGGTGGTGGTTCTTCAACCTTCGCAGGTTTAACTGAAATTGCTCAAGCTGATTTAGATGTACATGATATTGCGTTACAAGCAAAAAGCAATTATGTAATGACAGGACCTGATAGTTCTAAATACTTAATTGACCAACTGCCTGGAAACAATCCAACAATTTATGCAACAGCCGGTGAAACGATCGCAATTAATATTGACGGTGTTACATCAATGCATCCATTGGAGATTCGTCAAAGTGACGGAACTACAAATTACAATACTGGTCTTATTCACTATGCGCCTGATGGAACAAAGTCAACAGGATCAAACGCACAAGGTAAAACAACAGGAACATTATTCTGGAAAATACCAGGTGATATAAGTGGTACATATAAGTATATCTGTAATGTACACTCATCTATGATTGGTGATATTGTTATTGCTGATCCATCGGCAGGTGGCGGTGGGGGTGCATCAAGAGTACAGGAAGCAGAAACCACTTCTTCAATTTCAGACGGTGCATCAGATAACGTAGTGTTCGCAACATTAGGCAAATCATTTGGATTACAAAAGATTACAGTAGATAAGCAATGTTGGGTAAGAATATATTCCGACATGGCTTCAAGAACAGCCGATGCAAGTAGAACACAAGGTACTGACCCTGCAAATGGTTCAGGAGTGATTGCTGAAATTATTTCAACAGGTTCTGGTACTCAAACATTTAAACTGACACCAGCAATTATTGGTTGGCTTGATAATTCAGAAACAGAAGTTCCTGTAGCAGTTCAAAACAACTCAGGATCTACAGGTACGGTTACTGTTACAATCGACGCACTTAAACTCGAGAGCTAATAAATGTCTAAGAAAATGTACAACATCGTTATGCAGCCAGGAGTTCTGGAAACAGACCTATTGGAAAACGAAGCAAAAGATATGGAGTTAAACTTTAACCCAGATCTATTTGATGGTTTGTTGTGCATGATGTTAACTGAAGAAGAGGCAGAAATAATTATAGCAAGCGGTAAAGTTTTAGAATGTTTACCAGAAAGACAAGTGGTAGACTTATCTTATCCGTCAACTACTCCTAGATATGAAAGTGGAACTGTAACATATAGAACTAAATTTAATCCAAATGCTGGAACTGCCGGTGCAGATAATACTGGATTAAACATGTTCTTTACAAGTGAGTTTGATCCTGATGATGGAACTCAACCTTTTGGATATTTTCAAGGTTCTGAATATCAATTTGATGATACTGTAAAAACAAATTTTGCTGGTGATTACGTTGACATTATTGCGATAGAAGCAGGTACTCCGGTTTCAGGTAATGCAGGTCACGAAGATCATGTTGATTTTGAAGAGTTTGGTACTACTAATTCCAAATTCATTCCAATGGATTGGTCAACCGTTAACTCAAGCATTTCCGACGCAAGAAATAACCAAGTAACAAATAATAGTTCAAACTGGTTTTCATCTCATGCAATTGGTGTACTAAGTGCAGCAGGTGGTAAGTATTGTGGTTGGGCTAAAAAATCAACACTACGAGTAATATACTTATCAGCAGGTGTAACGAACTGTTATTATGCAGCACTACAATGGCATATCACTAAACCAATTAACCCAGCGACAGGAGTTCGTAATGCAACTGTAGTGACTGGTGCTTGGGGATACACAGGGGTTGAACACGAAAGATTTTATCGCTGTGATCATATACAACAATTAAACGTACGTGATAAAGAAGGCAATCTTACTCAGATTAATCGCCCAGGACTTGCTTGGGGAAGCGATCTAACACCATTTACAGATGCACATTTAGTTCCAAGAGTGATTGAAGATCCAGTTTCAAACACTAAACATTGGTGTATTTCTATTCCTGACCAAAGCAGAGCGTCTTCTTATGATACAATCATGAGTCAGTATAATAACTATAATGGAATATATCATTTTAAATCTGCAGGTAATAACGCTCATGTGTTTGTTGACCCAGAAGACGGAAGATTTAATACACAAGTAATTGTAGGTTCTGGTGCTGACGGTGTATTAAATACTTTAGATTCCGAAGGAAGAAATCAGTTTACCGATATCGTAACTGGTTCGACTCTATCTTATTATCCGTTAAGATGTGAAGCAGAAGGTGGTGATAATCAATTTACGATTGCTGCTTGCCAACAAGATGATGTAAACAGATTAATGGATGATTATAGTAATAGAGGTCCAGGAATTGACTTTGCAGCATACGGTGCATTAACGTGGACAAGTTATCCAACTGGTACTTATTCAGATGGCAAATGGGGATATTTCAGTGGAACAAGTTGTGCAGGCCCAGTGGCGGCAGGTTGTGCGGCTGTATTTATAGATCACTTCTTTACTGAAAGAGGAGTATATCCGTCAATTGCTCAATTAAAAGCACTAATGAGAAAACACGCAAAAGCAAATTTAATTGGAGAAGATTTAATTGACTTTTCTAATATACCAACCGCAGGTGATATAGCATCTTCAATGTTATATAGTTCATCGGATGTTAATTCAATTAAAGACAATCAGTACCAAAATGGTGCCGCAGATTTAACTGAATTATATGGAACAGATCCGTTGAGAATACATATACCTTGGGGAATCAGAATGGGAAGCGGAAAATACATCGCAGGTGGATCAGAGCAAACATCAGAAGGAAGAAGACCAGAATCAGGGGCTGTTTGGCCTCGACAAAAGGTTTCTTTCAGTTCTTAGGATGTTCGTAATAAATAAACTAAAATATAGAGTGATACTGAAACAATGCCAGAAATCTTAAGTAACAATTTTAATCAAGACGTAAACAAGTTATTCATCGACGATGCAAAGACGAACGATGACTATTACATGTTTGTGTCTAGTATTGGTGGTATAACTCCAGCAGATTCAGCCTCTTCACAAAATGAGTTTTTAGAAAAGACTTTATTTGCGAAAAGAATTAGAGAAGAAGATATTAACTTCATGATAAAATACTACCCTTGGCAAAGAGGTGTGGTTTATGAAGAGTACGATGATACAACTGATTTAGACGGAGTTAAGTTTTACGCAGTTGTTGGTCCTAACGATAATGACACTGGTGATTATCGAATCTATAAATGTTTAAACAACAATGAACGCGGTGAAGCCAATTCTCCACCTACATTTGATGCTGCTAACTTAAATCAAATTTACGAAACTGCAGATGGTTATGTCTGGAAGTATATGTACCGTCTCACTACATTACAATTTGAGGCCTATAATGCTTTAGGTTATATTCCAATTGATCCTGCTGCAACTGTTGAACCAGCCGCGGTTTACGGTGGTGGTATTTCAGAGATACAAGTTGTCAATGCAGATTCAAACCAAGGCTATGTCGAAAAGAACGGAGTAATTGAAATTGCTTATGGAAGAACAGGCGGTTACAATGTTCACGGTCTTGTTGGATTACAGATAGATCCTCGAGAACAAGATTGGAGTAACATTGATAATTACTATGTAGGACAATATCTATATGTTACTAACCAAAGCTCAAGTGTTACTAATCTATTTAAAATAGAATATTATAAATCAAACACAACATCAGGTAAAGTTGAAATACGAGTAAATGGCGAAATATCTAATCCAACTCGTGGAATTGTAGAAGGCGCAACAGCAGCAAGTCCGGTTATTATAACAGCAACTGACCACGGATTGGTTGACGGACAACCTATTACCTTTAAAAATGTTGGTGGTATGACAGAATTAAATGTTGATCCTTCAACTGGTACTCCTGTCTTTTATGTTGATTCTTTAACTGCAGATACATTTGCATTAAGATCAACGGCAAACTTATCAACGCCTTTAAATGGTTCAGCGTTTGGAGCCTATACTTCAGGTGGAGTTTGGGAAGCTGTAACTGATTTCTTTGTATGTGGTGCAAAGGCTAATGCAAATTGTAAAGTATTCCCAAGAATAGAAGTATTAGGCGACGGTGTTGGAGCCGTAGCAATTCCTGAACTTGATAACGGTGTAATAAATAAAGTTATTCTATTAAATAAAGGTTCAGGATATAATAACGCAGTTGCCAATGTAATAGATCCTGCAGTTGACTTTATACCAGAGAATGTTACATCAACCGACGTAAGAGCAATAATACGACCAGTGATTGAACCTAGAGGTGGTCACGGTTATAATTTAATAGATGAATTAAGATGTAAACATTTCTCAATGTACGGTTATATTACCGCTGAGGATAATACAAAGATTGGATATACGAATACGTACGGATGTATTGGTATTGTAAAGAGTCCTTCATTTAGGACAGTAACATCAGGAACATGGAGAAGTGGCGCAGCAAACACTGCCGCAGATCCTAACATTTTTGATAATAGAATCGCAATTACAACAGATGATTATGGAAAGCTATCTTCGAATAGTGTAATATCACAAGTTGATGTAAATAACGATGTTATATTTACAGCGCAAGTACATGAGATTGATTCTACATCAAACACAATATTTTTAGCAGAATACATGGGACCATATAGAAATAACGAGTTGGTTGGTAACGGGGATACATCATTTGACCCAGAACTAGCAATAACCTCAAATACTGGTCAGAGAATAACAATAAATAATCCTATAGAAGATAATGTAGTTTATTCAGATTATATTCAAAGAACGGGCGAGGTTTATTTCATGGAAGATTTCTATCCACTATCAAGAACTGACCTCTCAAGAGAAGAATTTAAATTTGTACTGGAATTTTAAGGAACGTAAGTAAAGATGCCTATTAATAAAAATTTAAACCAAGCACCATACTTCGATGACTATGATGCCGAGAAGCAGTTCTATCGAGTTATGTTCAAGCCTGGCTATGCAATACAGGCAAGGGAACTTACACAACTCCAGACAATGCTTCAGAATCAAGTTGAGTCGTTTGGTGATAACGTATTTAAGGAAGGATCAATTGTAAAGGGTTGTAACTTTACAGAACTTGATGATCTTCAATTCGTAAAACTAAATGACGTCTCGGCAAGTTTTAACGCAGAAGCATATATTAGCGGAACTGCAGTTGAAACAATACTAGGTCAAGAAGTTGAACTCGATTATGTTTACGAAATCCGTGGACAAGCAACAGGCCTTAGAGCAGAAATTGTTCAGGCAGCAAAAGGATTCCAAACAAGACCACCTAATCTAAATACATTCTTTATTAACTATTTGAATATTGGTGTTCTAGGCCAAACTCAATTCCAAGCTGGTGAAGCATTAGTATTAACAAGATATAAGTTCTTACGTGGAACAACTACCGAAACATTATCATCTGAAACTGTTATAAGTCAAGGTCTTGAAGTTTACGGTGGTGGTGCAACGCCTGCAGTTGGTAAAGCATTCGGTATCGAAGCTGCTCCTGGTATTATATTTCAGAAAGGCCACTTTATATTTACGGCAGAACAAAGATTAGTTGTTGAAAAGTACAGTAATACTCCTGATGATAAATCAGTAGGTTATTCGGTTGAAGAATCATTTGCGAGCGCAATACAAGATCCAAGTTTATACGATAATGCAAACGGTGCTAAAAACGAAAACGCTCCTGGTGCAGACAGATTAAATCTTGTTCCTACATTAACAGTATTGCCAACATCAGAAGGAACGGCAAACCCTGACTTCTTTACATTGGTTCGTTATCAAAACGGTAACGCAATTACAATTCGTGACGTTTCTCAGTTTAATGTATTAGGCGAGGAAATGGCTCGACGTACTTACGAAGAGTCTGGTAACTATATCCTTGAGAACTTCCCATTAAGTACAGATGATCGTGATGGAGAAGTACAAGTTGTCGTAGGTAATGGTACTGCTTACGTAAAAGGTTATAGGATTGAAAATTCTGGTGAACGTTCATTCCAAATTGACCAAATAGCAGATACTCAAACAGTTGAAGCACAAAATGTTGGAATGGAATACGGAAACTATTTTGAAATAGATCAGTCATCTGCCAACCGTGGTTATATTGATCTTAATCTTCAAGTTGCCTCAGACATCCAAAATGCTGCAAGTCAATCTGCAGGTTCTGTAAGAGTACAGAATATAACACCTTCAAGAGTTTATGTTCATTCAGCTGCTTACAGTGGTGCTCAATCACTTTCAAGTGTTACTAAATTAAATGATGCAAGTAATGGTAGTGGTGATATACCTCTTAAGGTAACTGGATTCGGCGCTCCTATTATTAAAGAAACAAGTCGAAAGGCTTTAATCTTTGATACAGGTGTTGACGGTTTATTCGCAACTACGAATACATACATTCCTGTAAGAACACAAGTAACAGGAACTGCATCAGGTGGTACGATTACTCTTACAGCAAATCCTGGTGAAGACTTTAATTGTGTAAACGACATTTCAGAAATCTTAGTGAATCAGGCTGGTGTACAATATCCTGTCATTAGTAAAACTGTTCAATTAAATAATTCACAACTTAATATTGTTTGTGATGTTGCTTTAAACGGATCAGTCGAAGTATTCTTTAATAAAAGGCTTGTAGGTTCTTCAGGTGGAGTTGATCCATTTAATAAAACAGTGGCACTGCCATGTATTGGCTCAAACTATACACCATCACAATCTAAATACAGTTTAGGTTTTCCTGATGTATTTGGAATCGTTTCTATTATTACAATAGGAACAGGTGCTGGCGGACTTGATGAAGATTGGACAAACAGTTTCCGATTAAAAACAAATCAGAAAGATACTTATTACGATATATCTTATATAGAATATATTGAAGGTCGTCCTAAGCCACCAGCAGGCTTGCTCTATACAACAATGAAGGCGTTTAAATTAGAAGCTTCAACAGGAAACTATTTCTTTACAATTAACAGTTATCCTAATACATTAGATAGATATGAGATTCCTTCTTATACGTCTGAGTCAGGTCAAGTTTATAACTTAAGAGATTGTTTTGATTTCAGACCTCAGGTAGACAAGATCTCAAATGCCAACTATACGGTGACTAACCCAACGCTTGCTCCAACGATTACAACAACGGTAGGAACGCAACCAATAACATTTGCGACTGCTCCTAATCCGTTAATACCTGCTGCGCAGCAATCATTACAAACAGATCTTGAACATTACTTATCAAGAATTGATACAATTGCTTGTGATTCTTATGGTGATATTATTTTAATAAAAGGTGAAGAGCAGAAGAACGCAATACCACCTAAACTTGAAACAGATCAATTGGCAATCGCAAACGTTGAGATTCCAACGTTCCCTGCATTGTCTAAGAAACAAGCTGATGTTTTAAATAAGTCTGATTATTCTATTAAGCCAAGAGCAACTGGTGTTAAGAATTACACAATGAAAGATATGCATCAATTAGAAAAGAAAATTGATAATATGGCATATTACATTTCATTAAATCAATTAGAATCAGAAACATCCAATATGGTTATTCGTGATGAGAATGGTTTAAATAGATTTAAGAATGGCTTTGTTGTAGATCCTTTTAATAATCTTTCATTATCAGAAGTACAACATCCACAATTTAATGCTGCGGTACCATTTAATAAAAAGATATTAACTCCTTCGCTGAAAACGTTTGCGTTAGATCTTAAATATGATTCAGCAACAGGTTCTTCGGTATTCCCATCTACTGCCGATGCAAAAGTGGCAACGATTGGAAGAAACTCAAATGTTGAGCTTATTAGTCAACCATACGCATCTAACTTTAGAAACTGTGTAAGTAACTTTTATAAGTATGTAGGTGATGGAGTTATATCTCCACCTTACGATGCTGCTTATGATACAACAGTTAATCCTGCTTCTATTGATATTGATCTAACAACTCCGTTCCAAGAATTCGTTGATGCAATCCAAGAGTTTGTACCAATGACCGATGTATCGACTACTCGAAACTTTATGCGTACGGGTAGGCGTGGTGCAGGCGTTGAAACAATGACAACCACGACAAGAACAAGTGAAGTTGTAATTGATGATGCAACTATAACAGAGAACTTTGTCGGTGAATTTGTTTCTGACTTTAGATTCCAACCATTTATGGCATCAAGAGATATCAAAATCTATATGTCAGGATTAAGACCTAATCAAAGACATTACTTCTTCTTTGATGGTGTTGATGTAAATGCACATATATTAAATGGTTCTAATACAGCTAACTCAGTTGGTGAAGTAGCAAGAATGGGCGTTAAAGGCGCTTCTGTAGAAACAGACGCAAACGGTGTATTAAGAGCTGTATTCCACTTACCTGCTGAAACATTCTATGTAGGTGATAGAGTATTAGAAATCGTTGACGTAAGTCAATATGCAAGTATAGATTCTGCTTCTACTTCAAAGGGATTCGTTACATATCGAGCATATAACTTCAGTGTTGAGAAAACAAGTTTAACAACTTCAACAAGATCTCCAAACTTTGATGTA